ATGACCCCGAAGACCATCGAGCACCGACTCGGTCAGCTAAACAGACTGGACCGCTGGCTAGGCGAAACCGGCCTCCTGGAAGCCACCGAAGAACAATTGTTCGCATGGCAAGGCTCCCTGAAGGTATGTGCGTCGAGCGTCCAGACGTACACCTCGCATGTGTGCCGGTTTTATGCCTGGGCGCACCGCTATGGGCACATCCCGGATAACCCGGCATCCCGACTTGAGCAACCGCGCATCAAGCCCCGCATGCCACGCCCCATCCCCGAAGATCACCTCCGCGTAGCCCTGACGGCAGCGCCCGAAGGATCAGACATGCACACATGGCTCTGCATGTCGGGATACTGCGGATTGCGCGCGGGCGAAATCGCGGCCATGCGCCGCGAAGATTTCCGACCCGACCAGGAAGGCGGAGGCGCGTTCCTGACCGTGCACGGCAAGGGCGGCAAGGAGCGCATTATCAGGGTTGCCCCCATGGTGATGGACCACATAGCGCCACACCTGCTACGTTCGGGGCCAATGTTCCTGCGCCCCATGGGCTCCCCCGTCACTGCTCACTACGTGGCACACACTGCGGCAGAGTTCCTTGCGAATCTGAACCTCCCCTACACGCTGCACACGCTGCGACACCGTTTCGCCACGATGATGGTCACCATGGGCGCGGACATCCGCGATGTGCAGCAGGCTATGGGGCACGCGAGCCTCACCACCACTAGCGTCTACCTCGCGTACTCCGAGCAACGTGGTGCGTCATTCGTCGACGCTATGGCCTCGCGCCTGTGCGCAGTACCGAAGATGCGGAAGGCAACTGCCCGGCCACGAGCCCTGGTCCCAGTTGAAGACTCATCCGTCCGATAACAGTTGAGACAAAGCGAGCCGGTTGCCAACCTCCAAGGCGACCGGCTCGCTTATTGTCACCGGCTATGACAGTTCGCCGCTCCCCTTGGATGAATGAACGCACCGGACAGTTCATGGCACGGCTGTTGGCTCATGGTTTGGAGATCCCCGAGGATCGGGCGCGTGAGCGCATATCCAACCAGGTGGACTTCACCGCCGAACGGATGCGCATTGGCCGGCAAGCGGCCAAGTACTACGTGACACAAGACCTGGTGGAGAAGATGGCCGACATGAGCGCTGCCGCGTTCCGCAAGGCCGAATCCCGCAACGGGTTGCATGTGGTGCCCGACCCGGACCGGTGGGTGCCGAAACTGCCTGCGTTGAGGTAGGTGCGGGGGCAGCTGGGCGGGGTGTAAGGACACAAATCCGGGGTGTGAAAATGTGTTTCCGCCCAGCTGTAGGCCACACAGTACCGCCGCGCAGCGATCTTGCCTGGGGGCAGCGCCAATCGGGCGGCGCCCGTCGCGGCAACGTGATGATTCGCCCCTCAGGGGGTGGCGGCCACCCGGCTGCGCACGTATATTGCCCCCAACAGCTACCGCAGGGGGCAAATATGTCGTACTCGTTTGAGCTTCACCCGGACCCGATGATGCGTCAGTCCAATCGGCTGCTCGACGCCGTGGAGCAATCCAAGTCCGAGCACAGCGCCCACCACAGCGAGCTTGAGTCCGCGGTGCCGCAGATGTGGGGGCAGACGCAAGGGGCGCTGGAGGCGGCGCATGCGGCCTTGGCTGATCAGACGCGGGTGCTGCACAAGCATCTCGCCGAGCATGGTGTTGGGATGCAGGAGTTCACCGGCCAGGTGGTTGCGATGGATGACCTGAATGCTGACTCGTACGGGCGGGGCTGACCGTGGCGAAGTGCTCCAATATTGAACACTGGAGTGTTGAGGGTTTGCAGAATGTCATCGGCACCATGGACGGCATTCACAAATCGCATGTCAAGCTCGGCGACACCCTCGACGGGGTACAGGCCAACCTGTCGAGCTGGGGTGGATTGACTGCCGAGGCGTGGCACAGGTACCACAACAAGCTGCGGGTCGATCTGGATGATCAAGGGCGCCAAGCCAAGGCCGTTGCCGACAAGCTGCGGCCCTTGTATGACGAGGTGCTGGGCATCAAGGCCAAGTACCGCTACCTCAAATCGACCATTGAGGGCAACGGCACCTACGACAAAAACGGCAACTTGCAGCACTGGAAGCTGAACGATGACGGCTCGATAGGCGGCGCGAGCGGGGATCTCCAAGGAGCCTCGGCGAAACAACAGCTCGAAGACGAGATGAAAGCGCTGCTACGCAAAGCCGATGTGGTTGACCAAGAAATCGCCGATGCGCTCAAGGCCATTACCACGCCGGGCGGTGCTGTGGCCGATGGGCCGCACGTCGGCCAGCCCGCACCACAACCAGAGCACAGGCCTGACCCGACGATTGCCGCTGCCGCCACGCCCGCCGATCAACTTCCGCTTGCGCCAAAGGACGGCCAGCTGGCCAACCCGACCATGGGCACAGCAAACAATGCGTCACCGGATGCCGCGAAGCATTTGAAATTAGGCCCCAATGCCTCGATAGCTCCGCTACAGGCGGGGGTTTCTGCCGACGAATGGCGAAAGCGACTCGCCCACTACAAGCCTGGCGATGCCCTGCCCGATCCCAGGACTCCCACCGGGGACCGCTCGATTGACGCGATCGCCCACGCGGCAGGGCAGCAAGGATCAAGCTACGCATGGGGCGGTAACCGGAACCTTAATGGCCCGTCCACGGGAGTGCCCGACGGTGGGACGGCGGATAGGCTCAAAGACACCTCCCGTCTCGGGTATGACTGCGGTGGGCTGGTGCGCTACTCCGTGGAGCAAGCCACCCCAGGATTCGGCCCGAACGGCAAGGGTCTGGACGTTGGCATAGGTACCGATGCAATTGACGGCAATCACAACCTGACTCGCATCAATGAGAATGGACGCATCCCCAGTACTTCAATCAACAACGGTCAGGCCGGGCCGGGAGACGTTCTTGTATTCGGCGGCCAGACAAGCGGAACGCAGCACACCGGCCTGTACCTCGGGAATGGGTTCTACATCAACGCTCCAGGGTCCGGAATGCCCGTCCAGGTTGACGATCTGCGAAACCGCACACCGGATTTCGCCGATGTGCTGCGAGTGCCGGGCCGATGAGAGCGGTCGCCCTGGTTGCGTTCGCGTGCCTCATATTGGCTGGATGCTCGCATACCCAAGAAACGGAGACTAGACCAATTGTGACCACCGCAGACGCTCCCCAGGACCCGGCCATCATCGGCAGGTTCACCAATGAAATCTGGCCCGTCATGAATCAATACAGCCCAGACCAGGCCGGTATGGGGCGACTGAGCCGCATTGTTGATCCCAACCTTCCGCCCGAAGCATTGAACGGGAGCCTCGGCACTGCGTTGATTAACATGTTGCGCGGCAGCGGGTATGACGCCAAGAATGAATTCGCTCATTATCGCAGTGATCCCAAGATTGGGAACCTCGATATAACGGCAATCGGTAGCGGAACCGCCACGCTGAAACTGTGCTACACCTACATTCACGTCTGGTATCGGTACGCCGATGATCCGCACAATGAAGCGCCGGAATCATCCGAGGCGAATGTCGAACTGGCACAAGTCAACAACGTCTGGTATCTGCACTCGATCGCCAACGATCACGTCGTGCCGGGGTGCCAATCCAGCAAGGCATAGAGTGCCGAGAAAGTTCGGTTAGTTGGAGTCCTGCTGTTCGGTGTCGGAAACATCGCCGCCGAGTAGGGCGCGTAGTTGCGCGCGCTGGCTTTCGAGTACTTCCGCCAGCTGGCGGGTGTGTTGGTGGTGAAGTTGGACGCTCGGATCACCGGGAGAGTGTTGGGCGGCGAGCTGGCGCAACGCGGCGATCTGTTGGCACAGGTGCGCGATCAGGTCGTGCTCGCGCTGGCTTGCGGCTAGCCCTGCCAGCGCACCAATGTGTCCGCTTCGGTATACGGGTTGGCTGCCTGGGGGTTCGGGTGGGCGGTCTGTGACGGGCACGCGGGCCGGGGCGCGGCGGCGAGCCGGTGGGTGCCGCTCTTGACGGTCTCGGTATTCGCGCTCGGTGCGCCGACGTTGGCAGAGCGGACAGCGGCAACCGCTGGTGTATCCGACGCATCCGTGAACCGCCATGGCAAACAGCGTAGACGCCTGCCCGCCAGCTCGCCGGGTGCAGCAACGACTGAACGCGCCCTCACCAGGTCGGGGCGAGGGCGCGTTCTTGTCAGTTTGGGGGTTACACCTCGTCGGCCAGTTCGGGGGGTAGTTCAGGTGGTGGTGCGCCGGGTGTGCGGCGGGTTTCCCAGGCCATCCATTCGCGGATGTGCCGGACAGCGGCCCGTAGTTTGGTGCGGAATTGGTCTCGCTCGGCCTCGACGATTGCTAGCCGCATTTCGAGGTCGCGCACTTTGCGTGAGGTGTTGGCCTGCTTGCGCGAGGTGCGGGCTTGCCAGGCGCCGAGGATAGCGACGATGGCGCCGCCGATGGCCTGAATTTGATCTGGGCTCACTCGCCCGACCCATCGGAGCCGTTGCCACGGATGTCTTGGGCGAGTTTGAGGCCCGGAAGGCCCGAACCGACAAGTCCGGCAATGGAAATCACCCATTGCAGCCCATTGGCTGCGTCCATCTTGCCAGAGGCGACCAGCGCAACCGTCCCGGCGAAAACGGTGATGAACATCGCCGCGTAGACCACCAATCGTGTGGTGTCGTTTTGGGGTACGGGGTTGGGCATTGTGATCCTTTCAGTTGTGATGGGTTGGTTAAGCGGACGCGGGAGTGCGCGCCGCCCAGTCGTTTACGTGCTGCACAGCCAAATCGAAGTAGGTCATTCCGGGCCATACTTCGGCGAACTCGTAGGTGATGTGCGGCGCAGTGGGAGGTTGCGCGAGGGCGAACCCGATGCCCTGTACTGCGGCCCCGATCGCTGCAGCGGTCTTGTCGTTGTCCACCGGCAGATACGGCAGGAACGCGGCGATTAGGCCCAGGAATCCTGAGGTGATGGTGCCGGGGATAGACAGGGGCATATTCACCGAATCGGCCACGATCCGCAGGATCAGGGGCAGCATGTCGAATACGAGCCGCAGCGGGTCGTGCAGCTGTTGAGTCATCACGAGCGCGTAGGCATCACGGCACACCTTGACCACCAACGGATTTCCGAGCACGTTGCCGTAAAGGTCGCCGGTCTGCACGAGGTCGGCCCATTCGGCGCCGAACATGCCTTCGGGTAGCCGGATATCGGAGATGCCTTCCCCGCCAGGGTCTTCACCCATGTAGAACGTGTGGCCACGGGAGCGGGCCGGGTTGCCGAACGTGACACCGAATAGGAAATTCGCCCGGTAGCGTTGCAGCCGACCGCCCGGCCTGAACTCTTGGGCGAAGACCACGGCCCCGATCGCGCCGAGGCTGTAGGCGGCGACGCCAAAGGTCCGGGTGGGGTTGTTCTGCACCCATGTGACGGCCCATTCGACCATGGCGTGTACGCATTCGAATCCGCTGGGCGCCAGGGGGTCTGTGGCAGCTCCCACGGGCGCGGCGCCCATGGTCGCAGGGGCATCGACATCAATCTCTTCCACGAGCGCCGAGCAGGCTTGAGCGACGCGTGATGTGTAGTCCCGGCCCCATTCACCCCCGGTGCCCCGGAAACACAGCAGCGCATGCCGGGTCATGGCCGCACTCCGGTTTTGCCGTGGTCGCTGGTACCCAGCACCTTGTCGCGGACTTCCGCGAATGCCTCGATGAGGGTCTGCCAGCCGAGCATTTCCCAGCGCAAGCGCAGCTGGTCCCAAATCTCGCGTTCATAGTCCGGGGCGCCCGGCGTTTCGGGCTGGGCTCCCAGTAGCGCCTTGAGCTGAGCCAGTGTTCCACGGAATGCGTTGGCGTCCAAGCTCTTACCTGCGACCAGCGCCTTGTCGGTGAACTGCAAAATGTCGGGTGTCTTGCCGCCGAACGCGGCCCACCGTGGGCTGTCATCGCCGGGGTAGAGCACCGAGGCGTAGGCGGTGCCGTTGACGTACGACGACTGAATGAGGCCCGGCACCCCGGACAGGTCGGGCTTGCCGATTTTCTCCCAGTACCAGCGCGGGATGTAGGACAGGGCTACGCGGACCCCGCGTGCCTCAATGGCGTTCTTGACGGCCCAGAAGTTGTCGATACCGCCTGAGCCGTCCTCGAAATCGAGCATGGCCGGGATGGACTTGTCCCCGAGCTGTGCCACGAAGTTGTCGGCCTGGGCGTTCGCGTCGCCCTCGCGGATGTAGTGGTATCCGGCCAGGGCCAGGCCAACTTGGCGGCACCAATCGCGGGTACGTGGCCAGAACACGTCTCGGAAGGTGGCGCCCTCGGAGACCTTGGCCCAAACGAATTGGAATCCCTCGGCTTTCACTTGGTCGATATCGACGGTTCCGTTGTTGTTGCTGATGTCGATTCCGAAGATGGTCACAGTGTTGCCTCCTGATGGTTGGGTGGGCTGGCCGGGCTCGGCGGCACCGGCCAGGACGGGTAAGGGGTCTTGCTTGCGGGCGGGGTTGTACTCGCGGGGCATGTAGGACAGGTGCAGGTGCGGGGCCACACCGCCGTTGGTGGATGAATCGGGATTGATCCGGCCAATGCGCTGCCCGGCTACGACTTTCGCTCCTGCGCCGACCTCGCGCACTATGTGCCCGTACTCGAATACGCCGCCGCCTTGCTGATCGTCGGAATCGATGACCAGCCAGCCTGCCGGGTCAGGCCCGCCGTAGCCTTGGGCGGCACCGGCATAGATCACCGTGCCTGACTGCACGGCGTACACCGCACGGCCACCGGAACCGCCGACGAACCCGAAGTCTGTCCCGGTGTGCATGCCGCCGTCGCGGGGGCCGAACGGTGAGGTGACGATGCGGCCAGCATCCAGGGGCCAGTACTTCACTGCGGTCCCCCGAGGAAATCGTGCAGCGTTAAATCGTGCAGCGTCTTGGCGGACAGGTTGTAGGTATCGCCGCGCAGGCCCTTGCCGGCCCAAGGTGCCAGGTCCTTCAGGAGGCGGTCGCGCAGTCGATCGTAGAACCGGTCAGCGATGTAGTTGATGAGCCAATCAGCTTGTTTGCGTGGCCATTTCATCGTGTGTACAACCTTTCAATGCGGGGGTCGACCTCTTGGGCGTAGGAGGACAGCTGGTCGGAGGCCCACCAGCCGAGGCGGAACGCGGCGGCGAACAGGGCAAGACACAGAGCGCCCACGCCGAGCAGCTGGCGGCGCATCAGGCCGCCAAGGGGCCGAGAGTCAGGGTGTCGGTGTTGATGCGGATGATGTCGCCGCTGGCACCGGACTTGGAGGCGGCGGCCTGCGATGACCACAAGAAGTTCCCGGCCGTGGGGTGGTCCCAGAACGACACCCCGGCAATGGTTTCCGTGGCACCGAGGGTGTGTTCGGGGGTGTTGGATTGGCTGATCGACCCGGCCGCAGCTGCGTTGAATGCACATGGGTAGCGGGTGGCCACCGAGGACGCGTTGGCCGTTCCGGCCGCGCCGGGATCGCCGGTGTGCATCTTGGCGTACACCGTCGCCGGTGGTGTGTAGGCGACGTTGCGGCACATGTGATCGAGCAGTTTGTTCGCCAGGTAGGCCGAAATGCCCCATGCCATAGTGGATTTCCCTTTCTATTGATACGACCGGATATGTGCTATGCCCGTTCCGCCGACGCGGCCGGGGTTTGCGAAGCCGAAAGCGCCGCCCGAGCCGGGGCCGCCGCCGCCTCCGGGTGAGTTGCCGTTGGTGTTGGTGCCCGCTTGTGCGCCGCCGCTGTAGGGCTGTCCGTTGACGGTGGTGTTGCCCGCAGCCTCGCCGGGCTGGTTCAGGCCGTTTCCCGCGTAGGCGCCTTTACCGCCTGCCCCACCGGCACACGTTGTGGTGATTCCGTTGACCAAGAACGTGGTGTCACCGCCCGGCCCGCCGTCTTTCTCTTTGGCGCCCGCAGTTCCCGGCGCGCCCACGGTGCCGGTGATCGTCAGCGCCGATCCAGGCAGATCGATGTTGCGGGCGACGGTGGCGTTGTTCCATCCGCCCTTGCGTCCGCCTTGTCCTGTGCTGCCTAGACCGCCGTCACCGCCGCCCCCGCCTCCCCCGGCGCCGCATCCAACGCAGTCCATGTAGTCGGCGTTGCGCACGATGGTGTGGGTGAACGCCCCGGCCGTGGTGTAGGTGGCCAGCGTGGGCAGCCCGCCTGGCGGATAGCCGAGGCTGCATGCCCGCGCCGTGGTTACCGACAGGGCGGCGTCGATCTTGGCGACGCGTTCGGTCACCAGGGCCGAGGACATCGCCACGGTGCGTGTGAGCCCAACGGGCAGCAGCTTGTCGAAACTGATCGATCGGGGCGCGGTGAGGTTGCGCGTCAGATCGATCGCGGCCACCCGTTGCAAGCCGATGGTGCCGGTCATCTCCAGTGCGCTACTGAGGTCCGCGCCGATCACTTTGGCCAGGAACAGTGCCCGCTCCATGGTCAGCGCCAGCGCGAGGTCCTGTTGGAACGTGGCCTGTAGTTGCAGATCGCGGGTCACCAACACAGGCCGCTTAGCCGCCAGCTGGTAGACCGCCCTCAATGCCAGCGCGCGATCGGCGTGCACCGACAGCACCACGCCCAGGGCCTGCAGGGCTACTAGCTCGACGTGCCCGACGCACATCACCGCCAGTGCGCTATCGAGTCCGATTACCGCGTGCCACCGGCCAGTCGGCGCCGGTGCCGGTACGTGCGGGTTCGGGTACCACTTACCGCCCGAGCGGCCAGGGGCGATGCTCGGGTCTGTAGACCAGGGCATTTAGGGGCCTGCGAACCCCGCCCGGAAGACCATGTTTCCGTCGTCGTCGGCGCCGGTGATTGCAATCCAGTTGGCGGGGTGGGTTTTACCCTCGTCGTTGAGGCCACCGCGGATTACCGTAAAGGTGATTCCGGGTAGCTCGGGCATGGTGAATGTGGTGCCCGGCTCGGGTGTTTGCACCGTCTGCGGTTGCGGCGCTGTGGGCGGTTCCTGCGGCTGTTGCGGCGCGGGTGGATCCGGGGTGGGCGAGGGCGCCGGGGGGTCTACCAGAGCCTCGGTGTCCTCTGTGGCGGGTGCTTGCGGTGTGGTCATGGGTGAGTTCTCCCGTGGTGTGGGGTTAGATGAGTTTTCGGCCGGTGAAGGACGCCACGCCGAATACTTGGGTGATGGTGCGCGAGACAACGGTTTCCGAGCCGGTGGAGCCGTTGGAGCGCACGTCGTAATCGACGACGATCAGGGCGGGTTGAATCTTGTCGCCCGCGTTGAGCAGGATCTCGAATTCGGCGCCGGGGCCGATGGCTCCGGTGACCTGAACATCGTTGCGGTACAGGCACCAATGCGGGGTGACCGGACCTTTGGCCGAGTAGGGGCGACACGTGGTGGCCAGCTTGTAGAGCCCGGCTTGGTCCACGGTCACCGCGCCCCGGCCAAGGTCGGTGATGGTGGCGCCATTGGCGTAGTCGGTGAAGGTGAAAAACGACGCCGGTAGCTGGCCCGCTGAGGTGATGGGGTCGGTGTATGTGAAACCTGAAGTGGACGAGCGGGTTAGGCTCCACGCGTTCGACAAGGTGGCACTACCTCCCGAGGGGCTGTAATCGGACATGGCGAATGCTGCGATGCGGTAGGAGTCGTAGGTGAACCACGACGTTGCGCGCTGAACACAGAACATGGCGTATCGATAGTCCGGCCCGGCGGCGATGGCGCCTGAAACATCGGTCGCGGAGGTGACGGGCTTGCCGTTCACGCGGACAAAGAAGTTGTTGCCGCTGCAACGGATTTCGATGCGTGCGCCCTGTTTGACTGACGAGAGCCCACCTTGAAAGGTCATCGGGGTGGCGAAGGTCCAGCTGGTGCCCGAGCGGGTGAACTTGCCGACGCGGACCTCGCCCTCTTTGGCCAGGCAGTAGGCGCCCGTGGTGCGATCGGCGTTGCAGCGAATGAACACCCCGGAGTAGTAGTTTCCGTTTTGGGTGTTGCCGAGCACGAATGAGGCCGACTGTCCATCGGTGGCGTAGGTGTAGTTGGGGCTGGCGAAAAAGTACCCGTCAGGGTTGCCGTTCTTGACGCCCGCATATCCCGAGTCGCCCCTGATGGTGATATCTCCGGGCGTGGGGCCGGTGGTCCAATCGGTCGCATTCAGCGCGGCGCCGTCTGCCCCGGAGAACACGAAACTGTAGCTGTTGCCGTCGCCGGTGTTCTGCTCGGTCTCCTGCTCTTGCAGGGTGGTTTGTGCGGCGATAGCGCTTTTGAGGGCGTCTTGCGACAGGCCCAGAAGCGCCAGTAGCGAGTCCTTGGCCTGATTGATGCGATCCCCGATAGCGCCCGTGGTGCCCGTGCCCACGCCGTCGGCGCCGTCCTTGACCCCGGACAGGATGTTGCCGAGGTTATCGACAAGATCGTTGACCCGGCTCATGTCGAACGTGCCGACGACATCGGATGTGCTCAAGTGGCCACCGCTGGTGAGCTTCTGAGTCTTGTTCTGATTCAGGCCAAACCATGCGATGAAGTCCTGCACGATATTGTTGATGGGCGTGACCACGTTGCCGTTGACAACATCGCGGATCTGATTGAGAACCGTTTGGATGATCACCAAACCCGAGACTTGAGCCTGCTGAATCAGGCCGACAATCTCGGTCGCGGTGATCTTGCCGTCAGCGGTGATCGCCTGCAAGCGCTCTTCAATGTCGTGCACGCCTGAATTGACCGCTCCCCCAACAGCATCGACCATTTCGCGCAGGTCTTTGACCAACCGAAGGTCCAGCAGGTTGGACGCCCACGCCGAGGCGTTGGAGAACCAGAACGTGCCCGCAGTCGCGCCGCTATCGAGCATGAGCAGCTGCGAGACGTACTTGACGCCAGCAGGTACCGGCCATTTATCTTGAACCGGAACCCATTGCCAACCATGATCACCGGATGGTTGCAGCGTGCCGCGAATGACATCGGCCAGCGGATTGCCCGCCGCGTCGAACGGGGTGAACCCGACCTTGACCGGGTTCGATCCCGCAGCAGCGCTAGCCCCTGTCCATTGCGCCGCTGACCGCAGCTCCAGCGTTTGGCCGCCGAACACTTCGAAAGGCTCCGAACGCATCACCTGTTGCGTGCCGTTCGCGGTCGCCCGGATCGACCCGCCCGAGACGAAACCGGGCATCACTGAATCCCAGTCCCAGTACGGGTTATCGGTCACGCTGTCGGCGGTCAGAAAGTCCCCGGCGCCATCGAGCAAGTCCTGAATCACGTTGGCGATACGCGAGATAGCCAGCACGCCAGGGAACTTGTTGCCGCCCGTGATCAGATGAATGATGGAGGCCACCAGCGCCGCAGGCGAGGACAGATCAACGCCGGTCAACGACTTGATCGGGTTCGAGATTGTCGCGGCCCATATTTGTTCCGGGGTGAGCCCGCCCGTGAGATTGATACCCCCGAAGATCGGCCCGAGAATTTCCTGAAGTTTGCCAATGATACTGGTAAACAACGCTTCTGGGCTAGACAGGTCGATCCCGGTCATCTGCTTGAGCAGTTGCGCCCACTGCTGGAAAACCTGCTGCGGGTCGAACTGCGGCAGCCGGGGCAGCGTGGGGTCAAGGCGCTGGGCCGGATGGTGGGTGATCGCCGGGTACGACCCCAGGTCAATCGATGCTGGCATTGACCAACCTCGTTGCGGTGCCGGTGAACATGCGCCAGCGGTAATCGGTGGCCGGGCGTTTCAACACCTCGCGTTCGGTCTGCGGTGACACCTCGGCGGGGTCCAGGTCTCCGCAGTCGCACCAATCCGTGAGCGTCAGATGCTCACTAGCGGCTTCACGTTCGAAACTCTCACGCACCAGCCACACCAGCGTCTCGTCATCGGCCGGTGTGTGCCCGGTAATCAGCACGGGCACAACTGTTTTCAGCTCGCGTGTGTAAGCCATCAGACTTCCCACCACTGCACGAACAGTTGGGCGTCCTGGCGGTTGAACGCGTACATGCCGATCAGGCCGTCGTTGACCAGGTTCGCGGTCAAAGTGGCCTGCTGCCCGGCGTTGATCAGGGCTATCTCGTTGTCCATCGTCATGGCCACCGTGGGCTCACCAGGGGTCGAGTAGTGCGGGGTCACGGTGGTTTCCTGGGCCACGGTGCCCTTGCCGCGCCCGATGATCTGGCCGTTCATCGGGTCACCAAGACGCACCTCGGCACCAATCTTGAACGGGTCCAAGATGTTCAGGTCAACACCGAACGCCTTGAATTTGCCTGTGGCCGCGAGCTTGACCGGGAAATCCCACACCGGCAGCTGATACGACAGGATCGGGATACGGCCATTGATGACGTTTGCGACGTTGGTGAACGCCGCCTCGGGGATCGAGAATGCGCCGCTGCGCTTGCCCACGAAACTCTCAGGCTTCCACTTGCCTTGCTGGCTGTCCCAGGTCGGAACCTGCCCGTCTGTGGGCGGCAGGATGTTGTTGTAGTCCAGCGCGTCCCGGATCGCGGCGGCGGGTCCAGGGATACCGCGCGGGGCCGCGATCTTGAAATGCAGGTGCGGGTTGAGGTCGGTTCCCGAGGGGATCACGACGCTGGTTTCCCCTGGCGCGATCAGTTCGATACTGAACGACATCTTTGGCGTGGGGCCGGGGCGTCCGGCGTATCCGGCTGGGCGCGTGATGTATTCGGTACCCATCCACACATAGAGCAAATCCCCGATCCACCACGTTTTGCCCTTGTCGTCCAGGCCAAGATCGGTGGGCAGCTGTGTCGGCGTGGTGATGGTGGGATCGATATGCAGATCTACGACCGGCGACGGCAAACCGGGCTCGCCCGGATCGCCCTTGAGGACGGGGACGGTGGCCACGATGTCGTCGTTGACGCCCTCGAATGTGCAGGTGCGCAGGCCGGGCACCTCGCCGTCGGAGACGACACCGAACACGTGCATGGTGTTGAGCCAGTCCATGAGGTGTATGGGGGCACCCGGCAGCGGTGTGGTCACGTCCAATCTCCTTCAATACGTGTGTTGGTGTGCCATGGCGTCATGGCGTCGAAATCGGGCAGCTCGGGCGGCACCGGGACTGGCCCGACCGCTGAGATGGGTTCGGGGGCCTCGGGGTCCTCTTCCCAATCGAGGGGCACCCAGTCGATAACTCCCGTGAGCTGCCCCGGACGATCGGGCAGGGCGCGGCGCTTGATGATCGCCTTGTCCGGGTAGATATCGCCCCCTGTGCGGGCCAGGTGGAAGGCGAAGCAGACCCGCTGGTCGTCGGTCAGGTACAGCACCTCACCGCGTGGGCCGCGCGCGAACGCCAGCGCGTCGGTGATGCGGGCGGCGGCGTCAAGCAGTTCACGCGCCTTAGGGTCTTTGGGCTTGGGTTCGCTCATGCGTCGGCGCCGCCTTGGCGGGGCTTGCCGATGATCTGCACGTTCTGTGCGACCACGAAGCATTGGAACGTCACCAGCGTCTCGCCCGAGCGGGCGTCGATTGGCTCAGTGGTCGGCCCGCCCTCGGACACGTAGTACGGCACCGGCTGGCCGTCTATCTCGATGACGCCGCGCTCGTGGTCGATGACCACCGAGGCGGGATTTCCTTGTGCTGCGTGCATGGGTGCCTCCTTCGGGTATGGCGAATAGCCCCGCAGCTGGCGCCGGGGGTGGGTGTTGGATGTGGTGGGTTAGGCCGCGATCGCGGCGCCGCCGATGAGTGAGCCGATGGCGTTCCAGCCGTCCGCGAGCGCTTTCATGCCCGCCTCGAACGGGTCATGGTCGCGGGCCTTGCCGATGGTGAGGCTATGTGTCATCGGGGTTTTGTCGGTCACGGACCACTTCATGCCGCGAATGTTGTTGACGTAGTAGATGGAATCGACTTCCCACATGCCGCGATCGCCCACCAGGTAGTCGAATCCGTACACGTGGGGGTGTCCGTCGCGGGTGGTCATGGTGAACGCGACCTTGGGCATGGTCTTGCTCATGCCTTGGCGGATCGTCAACGCACTGGAGACCACCCAGGCAATACCGTTGCCCGGCTCGACGTGATCGATCAGGGCGTAGTCGTTAAGCCACAGCGCCACTTTAGGATTCGTCCATTTTTGCCAGGCGAAGAAGATGTCGTCTAGCTGGCCTTGGTAGATGTTGTCCAACCCGGAGGTGCCCGGCTGTTGATACGCCGAGCCCGGATAGGGGATCACCTGTTCCAATTGTGCTAGGGCGTAACGGATTCCGAACGTGATGGCCTGGTTAAGGATTGTCGGGCTGTGAGATCCGGTCCAGACGGTGCGGGCGGTGCCGCGCTGCATGCGGTGGGCGCTGGTGATGATGCCCGAGTGCTTGCAGTCCCGCCACACCAGCGAGGGCCTTTCCGGGGCCACGCCGAGCAGGCGCCGAAAGAACGGATCGGTCAGGCCGTCGCCGTCCTGGTCGAGGGGCAAGATGACCTCGGTGATGGTGTCATCCAGGATGGCGCCGACAGCGTTCAGAGCGCCGTCGAATGCCGTTCCGGTGGGGCCGACAATCCCGTCCTTCTGCTCAAAGGCGAGCACGATGCAGTTGCGGGTGGGCCGGGCCAGTTTCTCGCCTACGAGTGCGGCGAGTTCGGGGTGCGGGCTGGTGTCGTCCTCTTCTAGCCATAGATAGTCCATCAAGACCACGCCGGTGTCTTCGCCGAGCGGGGCGTGAATATCGTGCAGCATTTGCGCCTTCGCGGCGATCGGCACAATGCGCGAGGTGTCCAAGACCGGGTTGACGAATTGGACTTGGATCGGCCAATGCAGCGGTGAGAGGTTCCCGGCGCGGGTGGTCAGCCAATGCACCGGGTCGGCCCATGAGGTCGGCAACGCCAGGAACGGCCAGAACGTGCGCAGCAGGTTCAAGAACGTGGTGAACGCCATGCCCGAGCGGAAGTTCTGCAACCACACCCACGCCTTGAGGGGCTGAAACTCTGGGGCTGAGATGGGTGTCGGAATGAGGGCGATGTGCTTGGCGTGCTCGCGCAGCGAAATCAGTTCCAGGTCAACCCAATGGGTGCCGTCCTCATCTTTGACCGCGACCACCGATTGAATCCGGAACCCGAGACGGGTCCTCCAGGACCGGATGTTGGGGTTGAGGTCGATCGCCAGGTGCAGGTCCTCGGTGTAGCGGGTGCCACGGGCCATGAGGTCGGCCAGCCAATCATCGCGGCGTACCCGGATCTTGCCGACACCGGTGTCATCACTGAGCCGTTCCCAATCGCCTTCACGGACCTGCCCGCGCAGCGTGCCCAGATACTTGAGCTGCTTATCCAGGACCCGCAACAAGGGCGGCTGTTTGGCTGCGCGACGCCATATCTCGCGCCGACCGTCCAACAGCCGGTACTTGGTGATCGGATCGGAGGGCGCGGTGATGACGCGCCGAACCTTTGCATTGTCGGCCCATACGTCAAGCCATGAGTCGGACATCAGGCCACCCCGCGCCGGTACCACTGCGACATGACCATGGTGATCATGCCCGCCGGATTAGTATGCGTCACTTTGATATTGGCCATCGTTTCCGAGGGAATCGGGGACATGAACCCAACCCCGCCCGGCACGCGGCGCCCGATCGGGACACCGGCACGGGCGCCTGTGATGTCCCCGAGGATGAAGTCAAGGATGTCGCTGTTGCGGATCAGTTTCCACAACGCGTTGTCGATCGGATCATGTTCGGAGGTAAGGGTTCGCGCCGACGGATCGGTGTCCACCAGAACCATGCCGTCCGAGGGGAAGATTTCAATTTCCACCATGCGGTCGGTCAATCCGTCCTGAATCGAAACCTTCCCTGCACCCTCGACAATGAACTTGGGCCATTGCTCGTAGTCGCCCTTGTTAGGCAGGCGCAGGATGCCGTGGTTGCGCCCGTTGATCACGGCGTTGGCCGCGTCATTGCGCCACTCGCGGGTCAATGCCCGCTTGGAGTAGAACGGGAACGGGCAGTGAATCGTCATGGACGCTGTGGCGTAATAGTTTCCGTACGCGCGCGGGTCAATCTCGACGGTATCGAAATTGGGTTCACCGTTGCGGACCCGTATCCAGTGCCAGCCGTCGTAGCGGGTGAACTCGCCCATGAAACCCATGGGCAGATCAACGTCTTCGGGCCAGTCCCGCCACCATTGGGCCTGAATCTGTTCTAGCGCTATACCGGTGTCCGGGTAGCGCAGTTTCGACACGGCGTTGATGTGCGGGGCGAAATGCAGCGCAAGGTTCAAGACCCGCTTGCGGTAGTCGGTGCGCTCAGGCTCTTCACCGAGCATCCACGGCCCCGATGAGTACAGCTGATCGAATGAGACGCCGGTGGCGCCCTTCATGCCCGGTGCCTGCACCACGCCCCGGTTGCCTTTGAATCCGCCCGCCAGGTTGTAGATGCGCTGCCCGTCCGGGGACACGTACACCCGTTTGGTTTGATCCGATTGCAGCTGCGAAGCGTACGGACCCATGTCCCGGTCGGTCCAGGTCGCAAATGAGGGCTGCGCGGCGCGATCCAGGATCGGGTCGTACTTGAGCCATTTACTTGCGCTCATGATGGCCGCCTGGTGCCCAGGTGGCGTTGGTTGGCCGCGAATGAACGCGCTTCGAGTTTGGGCATGATCTCCTTTGGTGAGACACCGGACAGGTTGTAGGTATCGCCGCCGCCGACCGGTGCGGTTGCCGGGGCGGGCTCCTTGGGTGCGCTCAAGCCCAGGCCGCCGAGCATGCCGTCTGCGACCTCGCCGCCGAAGTTCAATTCGGTACCCGCGCCGGGGATCTGGCCGCTACCGCCGTCTTGGGCTCGGGCGCCGGCCCATTTTTGGGCGAAGTTCAGGCCCCAGTTCAGGGCCGCCATCCCGGACTTGACGTTGGGCCAGTCCATCGGGTTGGAGAACACCGAGCCATCGATACCGAGTCCTTGGAATAGGCCGGAGATGATGCCCGCACCGAGCCCTTGTCCCATGCCGCTACCCGCATCGCCCACCTCCTTGTTGGTGCCCTTGGCTTTCTTGTCCAGGACTTCCGAGAGGCGCTGTTCGGCGACGGCCTGGCGGTCTTTGGCCGAATCCAGGCGCCGTTGGGCGTTGTCGCGTTTCTTCTCGGCGGCAGCGCGTTTCTTGTCGTCGGGGGCCGAGTTCAGTTCGGCGTTCGCGTCATCGAGGTCTTTCTGCGCTGCGGCTGTGGCGGCCTTGGTGCGCCGCACCGAGGATTGCGCGGACATGACCTGTGACGGGGAGGCGCCGCCGCCCCCGGTGGTTTGCCCGTTGTCGCCTGCGGCCAGCGCGATCCATGCCCGGCTCGGGAAGTCACGCGCACCGGCCGCGCCGCCACCGAACTGGCCGTTACCGCGCTTGCCGCCCATCTCGACGTTGACGTTGCCGCCGTCGGGGTCCACGATGGTGCCCGCGGTGTGCCCGCCGCCTGGCCCGCCGTTTTTCCAGCCGATCCAGTACGCGGCGATACCCGGTGGCGGGTCACCCATTTGAAACCCGCGTGCTGCCAACGCGCTGCCTTGTGAGGCGGTGGCGAAGCGTCCGGTGCCGCCGCTGATCATGTTGGCGAGCCACGATTGGGTACCCGAGCAATCCGAGTTCGGCCCGGCCGGGGCGCCCCAGCCGTAGCTTTGCCCCTCGATACCGCTGGCCATGGCTTTGAGTTCGTCGACGCTGATGCCGCCGCCTGCGAAGCTGTTGATGCCGAATATCCGCATCACCTCGCGCAGGATCGCGGTGCTGCGGGAGCGCTTGGACGGCGCCAGCGGAATGTATGCCTCGCCGCCAGTTTCTTGCTCGGCGAAAATCGTGCCCGCCCCGCGCCCGGCGTAGATGTCGGCGTAGGCCGGTTTGTTGATGAACCGCAGTCCACCGGAGGCCATGGCGATGGCCCCGAACATGCGTGGCAGCAGGTTGGTGGCGAATGGGAACGGCCCAGACGGGGCCGAGGTGGTCGGGATAACCGGTTGGGCGCTGGCCGCGTTCTGCGCGAACTCGGTGGTGACCTTGACCGTCTTGGGGTGGCTGACCAAATCCTCGAGTTCAGCGCGCAGCGCCCGCATGCGTTCAGCGGCGTCACTGTCATCGACCCGGATAACTAGGTTTTTGCCGTCCGGCATCGTCTTGACGGTGTAACCGATGGCGTTCAGCTTGGCGATCTGCTCGGGCGAGTTGTCCGTCAGGACGATTTCGTGGGTGTCGGGCACCTCCTGCACCGCAGCCCCAAGAGCATTGACGATCTTGGTGGTTTCGGCGGTGTCCTCACCCCACTTGGCGATCCGGTCCGAGGCGGCAGTGGCCCGGTTCCCGAAGTCATCCACGGACTTGGCCGCATCACGCAGCCAGTCGTTGACGCTGCGATCAGAGCCCCAGCGCTGCAACGCATCCCCGATGCCGGTCAGGCCCAAGGCTGAGAAGAACCCGCCGATACCGCTGGATGCGGTTTTGATGCCGTCCACGAAGCGGGCGATGAACCGCAGCCCGTTGCCCAGACCGCGCGCGATAGAGCCCGCCATGGAGGTGAACCCGGTCCCGACAGCGGCGGCGAACCGGATGATTTCAGGCTGGTGCTCCTTGATGAACCCGGCCACCTTGTCAATGCCGATTGTGATTTGGCCGAGGGCATCGGTGCCGCTGCCCAGGAACGGGGAAATGAACGCCTCCCCGAGGCGCCCGAGCGCGGCGCCCATGTTCTTGACCGAGCCCTCGAATGTGCCGCCCATCTTCTTGGCCGCCCCGCCGACGTTCTCGGCGATGACCTTCTGGAATGTGGCGGCGTCGACTTGCCCCTTCTCCACCATCTTGGACAGCTCGGCGCCGGTGACCTTGTATTCCTTTTGCAGCCACGCGAAGATCGGCAATCCCCGATCGCCCAACATGTTCAGGTCATCGGTCATCGCCTTGCCCGAGGTCTGCACCTTGTTGAAGATGTGGCCCATATCGCCCAGGTCGGCGCCCGCGATCGCCGCCGCGTCGGCCACCGTGCCCAGGTACTTGGCCAGGTCCTCGCCGGGCTTAACCCCGGCTGCGACCGCTGTGGCCGCCGTGGAGGCCGCCGCGTCCAGTGAGAACGCGGTGCCCTTCACCGAGCCCTGCGCGGCGTTCATGATCGCGGTGACCGCCGCCGCGTCATTGCCGAGCGCCTGCAATTTAAACCGGGTGGCGTCAAGGCTTTTCGCGCGGTCGAACCCGGCCGAGAGTGTCTTGTACGCCAAGCCGGTGACCCCGAGCGCGATCGCGGCGGGGCCAGCGACGCGGGTGATGGCCCCCAGCATGCCCGCCGCCGCGAGCCCACTGCCCCCGCCGCTGCCGGTGCTGCCCGGTAGATCGACGTTGATGGGTGCGTTGACCTTGGGGGCGTTGACTTTTGCGTTGGCGAGCTGCTGGGAGAACTTCTGTACCCACTGTCGGCCAGCCTCGCCGCCGAGGCGCTGCACGGTCCCGACGACCGGACGCAGCCCCACACCGAGCGCGGTACCCAGTGCGGCGCCGGTCCTCTCGCCCAGGCTGCGGCCCAGGCTCCGGTCGATCTGCGCCGCAGCACGTTTAGCGCCTTTGCCGGTGGCGTCCTCCATCTCTTTGGCGATCTTGTTACCGCCGTGCGTTCCGACGCCGGTGACCTCGCGCTCCATGTCGCGTTTGAGGTTCTTACCCGTGACCGCAAGGGGTATCCAGAGGGTTTCTATCTCAGGCATGGCTGAATCAACCTCCTTGCAGCATCGCGCGGACCCTGGGGTCCACTTCGGTGTTGGCTATGTGCGCGTCATAATCGATCTCTTCAACCGGCTCACGGCCATAGATCAACTCGCGCAACGACAATCGTTCTGGGAACGCAACCTTTGATCCGCCTTCGAAATGCACTGCGTTGTAACGCCAATGCAGTTCAGAAAGCTCGTTGAGTAGTTCGGCGCCGAGCTGGGCTTCGATCGACATGCCCTCGGATCGGGCATGGTGGATCGCGGTCCCCGGTGGCGCGGCGGTGACATAGGCCCACAAGCCGCGCCAGCCGAGGTCCTCGAATACCCGATTATCTGAGAACAGATCGCGTTCGATGGCGTCGATATGTTCAAAGACGACGTCGGCTAGCTCGCGGATTTTCCCAGTGACAGACCATCATCGGCGTCTTCGGTGGTGCTGGTGCCCGCTTTCATCCACGACCCGAACAGGTCATCGATCGGGTCATACTCGTAGTCATCGGCGTCGAGTACTGCGGCAGCTACCCGGTCCAGCACGACATCAACGGCGGGGCATCCGCCGCGCATGATCGTGGTGAATTCGACCTCGGACGTGGACTCGGCGTTTCGGAGTTTCCACAGCAGCGTCTTGGAGAACACTGACCCGAATGGGCGCAGCGCCACCACCGTTCCGTCGCGGAAGGTGTGCCGGTACAACTCGACATCTTCGCCGTAGTGTGCCGACCAGTCGTACTCCGCATCGCCCGGCAGCGGCTTGTGCGGCGCATCACTGGCCGGGCCGTCCGTGGCCTCGGTGGCCTCCGGGGTTGCCTCGTCGGTCTCGATAACGGTGTGCATCCCCGACTCATCCAGCGGGCCGAGTCTCTTGCTCTTTGTCATGTCATATCACCTTGTCTCACCTTGGTTTTTCCTGTGACCACCGGCCGCCGCCCAAGGTGTTAAACGGCGGCCGGTGGGGTCCAGAGGGGCAGCTACGGCGCGATGCTGACAGACACCGTGCCGCCGGTCAGGTCCGTGCCATCGACAGACACCGGCGCCACACCGGCTGTGGTGACCTTGACCGTGAAGGGGCCACCAGCACTGCCGGTGACCGTTGCGGCCTTGACATTCGGCAGCGCGGACACGGCCGTTTGAAACGCGGCCTGCGTGGCGTTGTAGGCGATTTCGGCGGGCTGCCCGGCCACCACGAAATCGAAGCTGCCAGCGGTCGGCGTACCGGCCAGCGTCACCAGATAGGTGGCCTCGACCAGCTTGTCGTCCAACTCGGTGTAGTCGTAGAACGTATTGCCCGCCAAATCGGGGAACAGGTCATAGGTGAACTCCAGGGCGGTCCAGTCCTTGGACTGCCACAGCTCGTCACCGTTTTCGCTCACCTGCGCATCGGGGATGCAGCGCCGCTTACGCACCCCGCCGTCGAACACGTCCACGATGTACGAGAAGTGCGGAAGCACATCGGAATTGGATACCGCCGCGATCAGTGTTCCATGCTGTGTGGTGGCCTCGGTGACGGTCACGTTGCTCTTGCCGAAATACTCTTCCATCACGCGCGGGTTCTTGGGCTCGATGTATTTCAGTTTCCAGGTGTCGTCCTTGCCGGTCTGCACGACGCGAACCTTGTCCCCGTTCCAATCCTTCTTGGGGTCCTTGTCGCGCTTGATATTCCAGGTAACGCCGGTGTCATCGCAGCCGCCCAGGCGCGGGTCCCAGCCGGGGACGACGGGCCGGGGGCTCCACGGGTCGGTGGGCAGGGGTGTGCCCAGCGGGTATCGGAATACGCCACCGGCATGCTTGGGGACCCAAACGCCGGTGTTTCGAACATTGGTGTGCGCCACTATCTTTCCTCCTTGGGGTGCGCCCGAGTGGGCACGACAAATTGCCCCGTCCGCGACTGCGGCACAGGGTTTACCTTGGGACTGGTGTGTTATGCGGTGATGCTGGACTGGACCGTCCAGCGCACATTGACCTGATACCGCGCATACGTCGGTAGGTCAGGATCGGTGGATGGGTAGGGTCCGTGCAGCTCGCATGGCTCGGTGATCGGGTTGTCTGCTGCGAGCTCGATTTCGGGGGCGGCGCGCAGGATCGCGCCGAGCTTGGAGGCTGTAGCGAACCCACGGATTTCGTTGGTGTCGTAGACCTGGCCGACAATCATGACGCTGTGCACGCGGCGGCATAGCTCGGTGCCGGGCAGGGCGTATAGCCGAATGTAGCGCTGCGGCAGTGGCTTGCCGCCGATTGCGCCCGAGCCGATGCCAATACCTGTGATCCCGCGTGCGGCGAGTTCTTGCAGTGCGATGACGCGGGCCAGGGCGGTCAGGTCGGGGAATTCGACCAGATCAACGGGCATCGGAAACCGCCCGCAGGAGGGCCTGGGTGATGGCCTCATGGTTGACCGCGCGCGGGCCGGTGGTCTGCACGCGGGTACGGGCGCGTTTGGCATCGGATGCTTCAACCGCTTCGTAGTACAGGCCGTCATGCGCCGGGGTGGTGGTTGAGGGTACCTCGTTGGCGTTGGCCGCCAGCCGCAATCCCCGCTCGTGCACTTCGGCTTTCACCCCGGCTGAGGTCATCATTTTGCGGATCGTCGCCGAGCTGACGGTGTACTTCACGGCCATATCACCCCACCCATTTCAGCTCGATGACCAGACGATCCGGGGAGAATCCGAACGGTCCATGGTTGAAATCCTGGGCCAGTCCGGTGACGGTGAACTCTTGGTCGTTGACGGTGAATTTGTCGCGGTGATCGACCGCCACGGCGGCGTCCACGGCCAGGTAGCGGTCGGCCAGGGCGCGCGTTCCTGCGGTCGGCGGCGTCGGTGTTTCCGTCGAATCCGGGTCCCACCAGAAACAGTCGCGCTCTACCGGCTCGGCCCACTGGGCATCGGGGTTTCCGTGGCTATTGTCGGCGCCAGGGATGTACGCGTGCTGTTCGCATTTGAAGGGCAGCGGGAAGCTAGTCATCGCTGGTGGCCTCCCATAGCGGCTCGTGGCCGGTCAGATTGGCCCCGCATGAGCAGTAGGTGCCGCCCATGTTCAGCGTGCACACCGGGGAGTGCGACGGCCCGCACGCGCCGAGCACGTCGTACCCCCAGGCACCGCCCGAGGCGTCATCGTCGGCGCGGCAGATCGATTGCAGCTGTTCAATTTCGCTGGGCCAGTACATCGCCCGCCGTATCTGGCGGGTGTCGTAGGTTTCAGACTGAGCGAACGGCCCGGCGCTCTGCTGCTTTTGTGACAGAGCCCCCGACCCGGCCTCATGCCAGCGCAGGATCGCACCCCGAATGATCGCCTTGGCCGCTGCGGCTTTCTTGGCGGTCAGCTGCGAGTCATCCAGGCAGGGCGCGACCAGCAGGGCCATGGCCATGGCGTCGGCAATCATCGCCGTGGCCTTGTCCTCGGGGATGGTGGCGAACGGCGCCAGGTCAGAGGTCGTGATCTGTACCGCTGGCATCCTTGGCCCCCTCGGGATCGGTAGATGACGGCTTGCGCGCAGGCTTGCCCCTGGCTGGCGCCTTGGGCTCGGCGGGCACGGCGACGGTGTTCTCGGGGACGATGGCGGCGAACGTCTCCGAGGACACCACCAGGTCGAGGTCGATCAAGGAGACCGTCTCGGCACCCGTAGGTGTCGCCGCCCCTTCTGCCGTGGCTAGGCGGGCGTGTTCGTCCAGGGGCTCCCAGGCCGGGTTCTCGGTGATGGCCAGGCGGGTAGCGAGCCCGTCGTCAATGTTGACGACGGACCCGCTCACCGTGTTGCGGAACCTCGGCATTACGGGGTCACCGCATCTTCAATGACAGCGAACTGGCCATCGAACACATACCAGCCGTAAATGATTTCCGCGCGCAGCAGAATCTCGTTGTAGCCCGCCAGGTCGCGGCCGGTGTTGTCCGGGTCGCCGAATTGGAGGATCTTGAACGGGAAGGTGCGCTGCACGCCCCACCGGATACCGCTGCGGAAGTTGCCAAGGATGGCGCGCACCAGGTTGTCAGTGGTATCGCCGTCCTTGGCCTTACCCGAGACCGTGGAAGACACCGCCGCGGGCACACCCTCGAATGACGAAATATCCGCTCCCAGACCAAGTTCGGGGTACTTCTTGCGGCCGTCGTCGTATCGTGCCGTGGACAGCTTCCACGCGTACTTGGGATCGAACGCAACCCCGTTGACGCTGTAGCCATCACCGATGACCAGACCAGCAGCGGCCTCGAAATCCAGATCGGGCTTCGAGGTCGCAGTGATCTCCACACGCTTGGTCGTCGCGTTGAGATAGTTCGTCCATTCGGGAATGGCGTTACCCGTGCGCGGATTGACCCGGTAATACAGACCAAGGTCCAGGCCGCGCGCCAGCGCCCGCCCGCATTTCACTTCGTACTCGTCCAAGATTTGCAGCTGGTAGTCCTCATCGGCGATGAGGAATTCATCCGAGGTGCGCATCTGCACAACCGCCTTGTGGGGCACAGCGGTCTTGACGTCAGGCTTGGCATCATCGGAGCCCTTGGCCGCCGACTCCTCCACAAACTCAGCCGTCAGGTCATCATCAAAGGTGATGATGTCCAACTTGCCAAACCGCATGGGCTCCTGCCCGGACAGGGCCGCGACGGACGACCCAGTTTTAGCCTTCTCGACAATGCCGTCGGCAACATCGGTGGGCAGATGTAGGTCAGTGCTCTTAATAACAGCCATTGCGTTATCTCCTTTGTTATCAGCTTGATTGGGCGTTCAGCTCGCTTAGAAACTTCTGCTTGCTACTGAGCTTCGTGCGCCCGTTGGTGCCCTCGCGAGGCACATAGTTTGATTTCCGCTGCTTGTCCGTTTGGCCAAGAAGGCGGGTGACTTGCTTGAGCAGTAGCTCAGGCTCGTCGGCGGTCAGGAACAGCTCGGCATCTTCGGCGTCGAACTCATGAAGTGCCACCAAGTGCTCTTTGAGTCCGGCGGCGATACGGGAGGGGACGGCGGCCGCTTCGGCCTCGGCGGTAGCGATGCGTTCGGCGTCCCTCTCGGCCTGGGTCTTTTGCGCCTCTTCGATTTCGTCGAGGCGCGCAGCCTTGGCCTTGAGTTCCTTGATTTCGATCTTGTTGGCTGCCAGCGTCTTTACGAGCGGATGATCAGCAGGCAGCTTGTCGGTACCCTGCTCGCTTTTGGGTTCCGTTTCGGTCCCCCCGGCAGGCGGCTCGGAGGCGCCCATAACCGGCCACACGGGGCCGCGTCGGGTGAATCCAATGGCCTGTAGTCCGGTGATCGGGTGTACGGGCAGGGTGGTGTTTTCGGACATGCGGTTGTCTCCCATTTCGGGTTGTCCTCGGCCGTTTCGGCCAAGGGGGCTTGCGGGGCGCGTGCGGGCGCCGGTTATCGGCGGGCGTGGTCCATGTGGCGGATGACGGCGGTCAGGTCGATGGCGCCGTACTTGCCTTTGGTCTGCCCGGCTGCGCGGGTGGCCTCCACAGCGTCGAGGTAGTCGCGTTCCCATTGCTCGACGTAGGGCGGTGGCTGGTAGGTGTTGCCGGGGCGCACCATGACCGCGATGCAGTGGCAGCGGTCGTGGTATTTCTCGCCCAGGGCGCGTGTGCCGCGCTGTGCGCCGGTGCGGCTGTCTCCGACGTTCTTGCCAGCTTTGGCCGCAAGACGCTGCGAGCGGTACACCGAGCGGCGTTGCAGGGCTTCGTCTGTGCTCATCTGCCCGGCCGCGATCGCGCGCCGGTCGGAGCGTTCCAGATTCGCGCCGCGCCCAGTGACTTTGGTGGCCGAGGCTTCCGAGGTGTAGACGGCGCCCCTGGTGGCCATGAGCCGGCAAAACGAGCAGGCGTTGGCCGAGGCGTGCCGTGCCCACCGTGCGCCGGGCTCTGCCATCACATTGGTGAGCACGGTGTCTCGTGAGGCGTTGAACAGGGCGCGGGCGGCGCTGCCGGTCAGGGCGTCCAATGGGGCGGTTTGCAGCATCGCCCAGCGCCCGGAGACCGCCAGCTGCGCGGCGGGGGCCAGTTCTGCGGGCGCGGCGGTGTAGGTCGAGGTGGTCGGCTGTTCGTCGTACCACTGAGCGCTCAAGACGGCGGCGGCACTTAGGAACGGGGCGATGGTCTCGGGGTAGGCGTCGGTGATGAATGCCAGCAGCTCGCCTTGGTCGAGCCGGTCGGTGCGTGCCAGTAGCCGCGCCAGCTGTGCGGCTTGCTCTGCGCCCAGGGCCGCGAGTAGCCCTTGGAACTCAGAGACCGCGTGAACCATTGCCGATCGCCTGTTGCGCGGCCTGCTCGGCGGTGCCCGGCGCCGGGTCGGGGATCGGGGCGCCGGTGAGTTTGTCCACTAGCGCGGTGATCTGGCGGGCGCGCTGGGCGCGGTCGCGTTCGGCCAGGGCTCGGTCGATCATCTGCTGGGGCAGGCCGAGCAGTTCCAGGCCGACCTCGGTCTCAGCAAGCCACGGGATCGCTGAGAGCTGTTTGAGACCGGCGTCAGCTTGTGCTGCGCGCGAGATGTAGGCGTGGGGGCGCCATTTGGTGTCGATCGAGCGCCAGGCGGCGGGAATCTGGTTCTCGTTGTTCTTGATGGCCAACGCACGCATCATGGATCGGCGAAATGCCGGTGACCAGTCATCGGTGGCGCCTTCGGCCTCGGCAATCAGCTGCTTTTCGGCGTTGTCGGAGCCGTCAGCGGTTGTGGTGTTGGTCTTGGCCTGCACCCCGAGCGCCGACACCGGTAGATCGGTCTCGCCCGAGAAATCGTTGGCGCACTGCTGAAGTAGGTCAAGGTGTGGTTGGGGGCTTGCGGCCTGAAACTGCTTGATGTCGGCGCGGGCGTTCTTGGGGTCTACAGCGTCCTCGTTGTCGGGTATGCCCTTGATGCGCCCGAGCATTACTTGCCAGGAGGGTTTCAGAGAACCATCCGGGTTCTTGAAAATCGATGAGTCGGCGCCGAGCATCCACAGTTCGGGATAGCTGAAAATATCGGCGTGGCCTTCGGTGCGGATCAGGACCCGCAGCGCGCGGTCGTGAATCGACATGACGGGCCGTGAGATGCGCGAGGACCCGAACGGGCGTCCCACCCGTGGCTTGTAGACCAGGGCCTCAGCGGGCACGCCGTACTTGTGTTCAGTCCATTGGACCGCCCACTTTCCGCGATCGCGCTGGGCGATGGCAGTGCGATTGTGTAGATACAACGCCAGCTCTTCGGGATTGCCGTCCTTGTCCCAGGCGATGATCGACAGCAGGCTATCCAGGCGCCGCGTGCGTGAGTTCCATTCTCCTGTCGCGTTTAACGCGTCCTTGACGTGAATGAGGGACTTTGGTTCGTCCGCGCCTCCAACGGTGTTGATCAAGAAGGCCGGGCCATGGATCAGTGAGGAGACGATGGCACTGTTGGACTCGGCGCCAAAGTAGTTGTCGTCCCAAACCTCTTGGAAACCCAAGGAGTTCAGGTCTTGTCCGGGCCACACGTAGCCATCGAGGTTGCAGCGCCGCGCCAGTACGTCAACAGCTTTGGCCGACCAGCCCAGCACCAGACCGAGCTTGTAGTACTGGCGAGGGATGATCGATCCGACTTGCCGGATTGCCCGCTTGCCGTCGTAGTACGAGGCGCGTAGCCGGTTGTTCGGCTGGCAATCGGCTAGCTGCTGCAAAAGGCCGTTCAGCAAGGCATTTTCATCGTCCGTGAAGTCCGGAAGGGTGATCTTTGAAACCTTCACAGCACCACCGCCTCTCGTCCTCGCGAGCTATTGCCCGATGGGGGTTTACGTTTGGTTGTCGCGGCCAGTAGCGCCAGGGTTGCGGCCACGACCGGGTGGATGGCCACCGTTGAGTCGCGCCGATCCCAGCCCCAGCCACCGGCATCGCCAATCTTTCGGCGGATGGCGTTGAGAATGGCTGACGTGACAGACTTTTGGTCACCGTGGGTGAGCGTGTGGGCCTTGATGCGGCTCGCTATCAGCCCGCAGCCTTTGGTCATGTCTCGGGCAGTGGATCGGCGGACGTTGACCCCGAGGGCCTTTAGGCCGGGGATCATCTGCGCCGCTGGCGACAGGTCATCGATCACGACCTCGATTCGTCGGCCCGCGGCTTTGGCGGTCCAGGCGGTCGCCGCTGCCACATCGGTTCCGGCCCAAATCTCTTCGATGTGTGCCGATTCATCTTCGATCCAGCAGGCGTTGACCGAGATTTGTAGGCCGTGGGACATATCGACACCGATACCGTCCGGGGCAATCCGGTGGCCGGGGCCTACGTCGATCAGTTCGCCCCATGCCTCGCGCGTGACCACGGGCTGATGTACCGAGACCTCATCCCAGATGCCCAGGGCCTCACGGCACCAGGACTCCAACGACTTGAGTTTCTTACGCAGACGCAACATGGCGCGCTCGGAAGTGCGGTGCGGGAACGAGGCATTGGCCTTGCGCCACTGCGCCCGCTCCATCGGGTTACACCCTCGATCGGCGGACATTTCGATGTACGCCGTTTCGTTGGTCTCGCGTGCGGTCTCGTCGGTGAGCGTGTCGAGTGCTTCTTGGCGGTGCATGGTGAACACTTCGCCGGGATCTTTGGGCCTCGGCGGTGTGCCCATCATGAACGTCAGCGGGTTCTCGGCCACGTTCTGCGCTGCGGCCATGTCTTCGAGGGTGCCCTCGGTCATGATCTGCGCCTCATCGAACACAAGAATGTCCACGTCGGAGAATCCGCGACCGAAGCCAGATTCACGGGCGCCGAACAGGATTCGTGACCCGTTGGTGAACATGATCTTCTCATCGCCGCGCGCGCGATGGACCGCTTCAATGTGTGGATCGACCTTCGGGCGGGCCGCCATCCCGGCGAACGATTCGAAAGTCTCTGCGGCAGTGGTCTTTCGGTGCGCTGTCCAGATCACCGTCAAGCCGGGGTGGATCAGGCATAGCGCGAAGATGATGCACGCCACCAGGTAGGTTTTGCCGACCTGGCGCGGGATGGACAACACGATCGTGTCGGCGGCGTACAGGCCATCGGCCCGCTTACCGAGGATTAGTCGGCCCGCGCCGTCCTGCCAGCCGTCGAACTCCCAACCGAGCCGGTTGCAGGTGTCGCGCACCGCTGGCCAGCCGGTCGAAACGATCCCGGCCGGGGCGATGACGTGCCGTGCGACCTCAGAGAGCCGTGCTGTCCCAGGGCTCATCGTCGGTGGTTGCCACTACGGACTTTTCGCCGCCCGGCGCCGCTTTCAGGCTCTCAATTTCCTTGGAGATGGTCATCAAGCGCCCGTGTAGCGCGGCCTTAGACGCCCCGGTCGCCGCCGCCAGGTCCCGAATGATGTCCCGCGCCTGGGCCTGCAAAATCTGCTGATAGTCGCCACCGGCGACCGCATCGGCCAGCGACATCTGACCGTCAGCAGGCGCCGTCGCGGCCTCGGGCGATTGCGCCGCGCCATCGCTCGGGGACAGCTCGGGGTCGGTCTGTGCCGGGGCGGGTGCGCGCTCGTCGTCACTGACCACGCGGATATGACTCGCCCCGGCAGGGCGGCGTGAGTGGCGCCGCGTCGCCATTACGCCGAGGCCGATCGCTTCGCACCGGAGCTGGCGCCGTCACGGCCCTGGTCGTCGCCGTCGCGGTCGGGGTCCAGATCCGGCAGCTTGAGCCGGGCTAGTAGATCGTTGAGCGCGATACGGTCCTTGCGCTGCTCGGCCAACTCCTGGCGGGCCTCATCAATCAAAGGGTTCCTGACACTCTGCCCGGTCGAGCCACGGATAAGCAGTTTGTCGCCCACCTCGCGGTGTAGCTCGTCGGCCCGCTGCTTGCGGTAGTCGATACGGTCGGCCAGCTCGCACGCATCGGCCAACAGCCGCAGCTCATCGGGCCGTAGCGTGTAGTCGTCCACGATGGAGCGCCACAGCGATTGGCCTGAACCATCCTCGGTCAGTCCAGCAGGCAGCGGTGCGCCGCCTGATGCGGAATCGACGGGCGTAAGTTGCATGACGGCCTCCTTTTCGGGCTCTCAGATCGCCTGTGCCGAAGCGAAATACGGGTCAGCCGGTTTCACCCTCGGCGAATCGCCCTAGTGGTCAACAAAAAACGAGATTTCACAGGGGCCAACGACCCCGAAACAAAATCGGCCAGGGGGGGCGGTCGCCTAAGCCATGAGGGGCGGGCGCCAGACCCCTCGGGTCCAGTCCCCCAGGGGGTCGGTCCAGCGTTCGATCAGTCAGCGGGCGAGGCCGCGAGAAAACCTTGTGCCTGAGCCACAAGACCTGTGGTGATGTACGACGGTTGCGAACCGCCCTGCGGATAGACGGTGACGTATCCGACGCGATCGCCGTCGTTGTCGATTGTCTGCGCACCAACGATGAGCACGTAATCGGTGGCCGTGTATCGGGGCTGTCCGTCGTCGCTTTCATCTTCGGTGATCGCGGTCAGGTCGCGGACCACTTCATCGAGCCTCTGATATGCGGCGGCGTGTCGTTCGTCCATCGCCCTACCACCAGCAGCGTTCAGTGACGAACGTGACACCACCGGGCAGCAGCTCGTCAAGGTCTTTGTCGGACTTGTTGCGGTTGCAATCCCAGTGCGCGGGCACGATGTTGTCGAGCGTGTCGGTTCCGCCCTTGGCCAGCGCCTTGAGGTGATCGATCGTGAAGCTGCGCGGGTCGCGGTGGTGGGCGTCGTAGTCGATGTCCTCGCCGCAGTGATAGCACGCCGGATGCCGCCCGAACGGACTTGGCGCCAGCCCGAGTCTGATGATGCGGCGGTGCTTGTCGCGAGTGGTGGTGTTGCGTTGAACGCTCGTCATCTCACCCCCACTGACGTTAGCTGGAAATGAACAAACCCCCAGCTCCGAAGGGGTTCGGGCATGGGGGTGGCGACTCGAAACGGAATAGTAGCAGGTCAGAATGGACATTTCCGCGTACCGGATTTCGGGCGGCGTGTTTTCCGTCAAACATGCAGGTTGCCCACGGGCCTATCGGCGCGTCGGTCGCCATGTCGAGTGGGCGGCCATGAGCGCAGCGGCCAGCGCGGGCACGTCCTGCATGTGCAGCCGGTCGGGCACATTGCGAATGACCACCTCGTCACCGTGCGGGCTGATACGCACCGCCCCGTCAGACCACGGCTGCGAGGTGATTGGCACACGAACGTACCGCCGCCGAGGCTGGTCAGGCACCGACTCGATACCGGGCAGAGGCCCGATCACCGTGTGACCCTTGGCCTTTAGGCTGTCGGGCAGTATCGAGGCGATCAAGTCAGCGACTTGGGCCTGCGTGTAGACGATGGTCTCGGTCTCGCCCTCGGCGCCGATAGTCTTCTTCCGGGTTACACCGAACAGGTTCGGGATGCTCTCGATGACCTCACGAATAGCCCTCCGGGCGTCCATTCTCCAGTTGTACGCCAGGGGTACGACATACCGGCGTCAAGCCATACCCGAATTTTGGGCAACACCACCTATTTCGCCTCGCATGTTAGCTAGCATCTCCGCATGATCGTTGATGCGGCGTCGGCAGTCCCGATAGTGCAAGCCTTGACAGCAATCGGGACCGTCCTGCTGGCCGGGAAATCGGCTCAGCTCCTGCACGGTGGGCTTGGCCGTAAGTCCCGCCTACGACAAGAGGCCGCGAACCTCAGCACTTTGCTGGACAAACTGCCCAAAGATAGTTACGGAGACGCGCAGCTCCGCGCTTCGCTCCAAGACGTTATGTTCGAACTCGCCTTCCTCCATGAATTTCCGAAAGCTAACAATCGCAGCAAGCTCGTATTCAGCACCTTGGCCATGACCTTGGCCTTAGCCATCTGGTATTGGTGGTCGTACAGTCACCCCACGCTAACGGCCGTCCACATCCCTTTGTTCGTGTTGTGGTTCATCAGTTTTCACATTCAATCAACGACGATGATCAACCAAGCTGCGCTATCCACGACAGCCCGCGGCCTCTTCAAGTACGTCGATGGGCAGAGGGGCCTCTTTTTGAGCGACCGAGCGCCACAAAGTGTCCTCATCCTCCATCAACCAAGCATCAGGGAAGTCAGAGAGCGTGCAGAAGCGATCATGAAAATCGCTCCCGATGTTTCCAAGGTTGACGCCACCTGGACAGCCTGGGAAAACACCGTTACTGAACTCAACTCACGCAAACGATGCCCGTGGTATCACCGCGTGAGTGAAATTCGGATGCTTGCCGAGATAGCCGCGTTTTTCGAGTTGATTGGGCCGCTCCGCCCTAAGCTCGATAGCTAATATCTGAGAAACCTCAGCTATGACGGCGTTTTCTCCTTGTTGTTCATCGGTTGACTTTCTGACGTGCGTTGCGCCGGTTGTCTTTTCGGAGCAGCCTGCGTGCGGTCTCGAAGCTGTACAGGGCGTTATCTGCCTCTTGCACACGGGTTTTGACGAACTTTCCTTGGTGCATGTAGCCGCGTGGCCGTAGTCGTTTGATGGCTATCCAGCGCTCGATTTGGTCGGCCTGCACTGATTCCCCGGCGTTGGCCAGCGCGTCCAGCAGCGTGTCTGCGGGCATGAGGTCGCGGCTGGCCAGCGCCCGTACCTGGTTGCGTTTTACGTCGATTTCCTGGCCGCAGGTTGGGCAATCGACTGTCCTGCTGCCGTATTCGTCGTAGAGGATTTCTCCGCATTCGATGACGCGACCATTAGCGTCCCACCCTGTGACGGTTGGGCATGATCCGGCGAAGTGCCGTTCGCGGCGATCGATGGCCCGTACGAGGGTGCCGCCTTTGTCGCCGGAACCGATGAGTTCTTTGATGTCGTCGTAGATCTTTCCGGCGATGTCCAGGCGTGCGATGGCCTCGACGTTGACCTGTAGCCAGCGGGCGAACATGCGGGTTTCCACGGTGTCTAGGCCGGGTGGGCGCCGTCCGCTGTGCTGGGCGGCGACAGTTTCGACCCAGCGGCGCAGCATCTTCCGTGTTTCGCGGGCGGTCTCGGCGGCGTCGAAATCCATGACGTTCAGGTCCGAGGGAGCACGGGTGCGCCCGATGGTGCCGTGCGGTACGCGGTCGAGTTTCTGAATGCGGGCGTCGAGTTCGGCCAGCAGTTCGGGTACCTGGTCGAGCATGTTGCGCAGGACGGTGGTGCAGTCGTTGCACAGGTACAGCTGCGAGGCCCGCTTGCAGGCTTTGTTGCGGCATTCGGTCGTCATCAGCTCTCTTGCCTCTCTGAGAGTCGTTGCATGCATGGGCCTTTGCGTTCGCGGCCGGGATCGTCTGGGGCGTGGCAGTACTGGTGCGGTCTGGCTCCGCACCGTGGGCATGGCCGGTTGAGGGCTCCGGTCACGGCGTAGGCGGCGTAGACCGGCCCCGGTGCGCTGCGGCGCCGCCTACCAGGGCCACGCTCGAACGTGGTGGGCTCGTCGGCCTCGGTACGGCCAGAATGGGCGCTCATTGCGCCGCCCTGACGTTTTCAGGCCCGCCCGGCAGTGGTGGCACCAGCGAGAGGGTTCTACGGGCCTGTGGCGGGCTCTGGTGGTCGCATTTCTCCACGAGGTCATCGCCGATGTCGCGGACGTTGGTGCCGTGGCACCACGGGCAGTTGACGCGCTGCTCGTGTCGGCGCCGGGTGTCGGCCTGGGCGATTTCGACATCGCGGACGGCTTGGTGGGCTTGCCAGGCGTTGAAGGCAGTTCGCGCGTTTGCGCAATTGCCGCAGTTACCCCGGGTTCCCATCGGGTGCTCATCACAGAACCGCGAGGGAGGCTCAGGGTGTGTGTCCTCGGTGATGCGCGGCGCTGGTGAGGTACCCGAGTTACGTAACACCCCTAGGTTATTGGTGTAGGGCTTAGGTGGGAGGACACCAGTGTCCGGTCGTGGCGTCGCATTTGTCCGGTCGTGGACTGTTTCGACAGGACTGGGGTGTCCGGTCGTGGAGTTGTTCACAGGACTGGGGTGTCCGGTCGTGGAGTTGTTCACAGGACTGGGGTGTCCGGTCGTGGAGTTGTCCACAGGACACCGGTGTCCGGTCGTAACGGCTGCACCGCCCGGCAGGGTCAGGCTGTATTCGGCTGCCTTGCCCGCCTTTGAGTTTGCTGCCGAGGTCTGTTCGATCAGCCCCAGGGCGCGCCCAGTCGCTAGCGCCCGCCGTACGGTGCGCACGTTTACGTCAGCGGCCTTGGATAGGTTCTCCTCGCCGGGGTGTGCCCCGGTGCCGTCGCGGTAGTCCGCGTAGCTTTCCAGCGCCAGCAGGACCGTCTTGCACGACGCGGACAGCTCGGCGCTGGGCATCCGCAATACCAGCCGGGTCCACTTCCGGCGATCCTCGAATGCGAGCATCTACGCCGACACCTCCTGCATTGATTCGGCGATGCGGCGGCACCGGTACTCGATTTGGCCGGCCAAACGCCAGTACTCCAACGTCGCGACGACGGCCTTGATATCGGCCTCGGTGAGGTCATCGGTCGTGCGGATACGGCGCCAGGTGACGTATGACGCGACAGCCAGCCGATCGGCTCGCTTCTGCTGCACGCCGCCCAGATGAAAGAGCGCGAACATGCGCCGCACCAAGGCCGTAGGGGCGTTAGGCGCCATCGTTGACACCGCCTTTGGCCGTTGTCATTGGATGCCCCGGCATTTGTCGCACTCCCAGCGCCCATCAATGTGGGTGCATGCCCGGCGTTCCTCGCACAGCCAGCACAGCTGGTTGGGCTTGCGGACCTCGACAGCCTCGATCACCTTGAGCACTTCCGGGTGGACCGCGACGTGCTTCTCAATGCGCCGCTTGGCCAACCACTCAACGGCGGGGTCTGCGTCGGCAACCACGGCCGCTTGGGCCGCGTAGGCCGCGATGGTTCCCCGGTCACGCTCGGCTAGCTCGTCGGCGATCTGCTCGGGTGTTACCTCGGGACGGGGCTCGCGGCGCGCCAGGTACGGCCCGCACGCTTGCACGCAGCCCGCGCATACATCGCCCGCCGCTGCCACAACGTCCGGGCAGCCCGGCAGTGCGCACCGGGCCAGTAGCTCCAGCTGCCCCGTCATGCTGCGTCCAAGATGCGGCGCACGGTCTTGTGGTGGACGTTGGTTCGCCGTCCGATGATGCTCGCGGAGTTGACGCCCTGGGCGCGCACGGCCAGTACCGCCGCGATCCGTTCCGCCTCGATACGCACCGCCCCTTGCGCGATGATGCGCTGTGCGGCGACTAGGTGCACATCGCCGTGCGCAGCGTGTGCGCCGTCCTGCGCGGCGTGCGCGTCGGCGTGCACGGTGTTGTGCACCTCGACATGAACGGACGGCGCCGCTTGCGCGTCAGGGTGCGCGGGTGTGTGCAGCTGCTCGGCGCGTTGAGCTTCGGTGAGCGCGAGTATCGCCAGGGTGCTCGCCGTCATGCCCAGATCGATGATCAGGGGCACAATCCAGGCGATCGCAGGCGCGGTACCTGCCCAGGTGATCACCAGGTCTTGCAGAGCAACAAAGTTGAGCACGAACGCGCCGAGCGCGAGTGCAACGGCGATCGCGAGCGCCCAACGGTATGCGGCGCCGGTGATGCGTTCCTGAACCAAGGCGTGCACGCCGTACGTGGCGCACAACTGGATCACCACGATGCCGACCGCGAGCACCGAGGCGATCAGCGATGAGCGCGCACTACCGAGCACCGCGTGCGTGACCACACCGAGGATGGAGAACGCGGCCGAGCCGATAAGCCAGGACCAGAAGAAGCGGGTAGCGCCGCCACTGTGGGTGATCACCCGGCCTCCTGAGCGATCCAGTCATAGAACTGCTGGGCGGTGGCCAGCACGTCCCTGACGGCTGTCTCGCGGTCGAGAATGGCCATGGTGTCGCCGGTCTCGCAGTGCAGCAGTGTGGCTGAATACAGTGCCCGCTCGCGTAGCTCGCGGCGGTGCCTACTGCCTTCGTCAACGACGTTGAAGAATGGGCCTAGGTTTGCGGTCATGCTGCTGCCTCCATTTCGGTGTTGGTCATGCGGTGAACTTCCATCCGCGCTCGGGGTGATAGGTCCAGGTGTTTACGAGGGTGTCGCCGCGCCATTCCTGAACCTCGGCGTCGCGATCCGGCGACCATCGCCACGTGGGTGCCATGAGCCTCGGGGTCGCATACTTGGCGACCTTCAGTGATCCGAATACGCCGAGGATCTGCAACGTTTCTTCGTAGCCCTGTACCGGGTCAACCACGATGAATACGCGGGCGCTGTGCTCGGTTGCGGTCATCGTCGTCACGCCCCGCGGATTCCGATGAGCAGTGCAAAGTTGTTGCACGCCAGCAGGTCAACGGGGTCGTTGGTGCGTTCCAGCGCGCCGGGATGGATACTCACCAGCTGGCCGGTCTCGCGGAATCCCAAGGTGACCTCGTGGTCATCGACCACCGACAGGGCGCTATTGAGGCGCCGGGCAGACAACGCGACGCGGCGGTAATCGCCCTGGTGCACAGAGGCGATGCTGTCGTTGACCTTGCCGGTGGCGCTCTTGGTGGTGGTGACCGCCAGGCCCCCAGCATCAACCTCGATATCGATTTGGGCGTTGCCGTCATCAGCGATGGACGAGGCCCGGCGCAGCATGTCCGCGAGTTCGGCGGTGGCCACCGTGGACGTGGCCGCGTAGACAGCCGGGGTCAGCACCGTTTCCATGGCGGGGAATTCCTCAGCCAGGCAACGGGTCATGACTGTGGTTGATGGGGTGCGCAGGCCGAACATTGAGCTGCCACGCAACAGGATTTCGATGTTCTCCGGTGCGGAACCGGCTGCGGCCTTGATCGTGGCGAGCAGGTCGGCAGCGGGTACGAGGGTCTGTGTCTGGACGCTGCCGTTCCAGTCCAGACGGCGCCTACCCACGATGTAGCGGTCAGTGGCGCACAGCCACAACTCATCTGGGCTGAACGTGAGATTGATTCCGGTCAGCTTGGCGGGTTGCTCTTCGGTGGAGGCCAAGGCGCCGATGACCTGTACGGCCTCGGCGAACGTGTCACCATCGACCGTGCCGATGGCATCCTCTCTGGGCTTCATGATCGGCAGTTCGGGGAAGTCCTCGCCATGCAACAGCGGGAGGCGAAATGCGGTGCGGCCCGCTGTGATAACCATTTCCTGCCCGCTCACGTCAACGGTGGCGTCCTTGTTGCGGGGTAGGTTCCCGCCGATCGCGGCCAGCAGTTTTCCTGACACCACGGCTGTGTCAGGCTCGGCAACGTCCATCGCGGCGGCAGTGCGCTTGGTGGCACGCTCGTAGTTGAAACTCGACATCGTGACCGAGCCGATACCGACCTCAACCAACACCCCGCCCAGGACCGGGGACGTTGGCCGGGCCGGTAGGGAACTGATTGCTGCCGTGATGGTTTCGGCGAGTAGGTCGGTGTCCATCGCGAATTTCATTCGTCGCCCCGCTTAGCCTTCTCAATGGCTGCGATCAGCGCGTCGGCGACCTTCTGCGCGCTGTCGGCCAACGAGGGATCTATCTGGCTTACAGCGTCTTTCACAGCCTCGATTGCCCCGTCGGCGAACGAATCGACGGCGGCACGTACTGCATCCTCTGCGGCGCCCTCTTCGGCAGCCTCCTCGGCGGCGGCAATGAATCCGTTGATGACACCTACTGCGTCGGTATCCGCAAGGATGTAAACCTTTGCGCCGGGGCGTAATACGAGCCCTTGGCCGAGAGTGAAGGTTCCGCGTATCTCGATGGATTCGGTTGTGAAGGAGTGTATTTCGCCGGTCGCGCTGGCACCGGCTTGCAACTCCAGGATGAACGGGTCTTCCGAACGCGACATGAAGGGTCTCCCTGCTAGTTGTTAGGGGTCACGGGCACGTGCAGAAGCGCCGCGAAATCCTCTGTAAAATCGGGCATTAGATCAATGCCGCCGATGAATCTGGCTAGCATTTCGCACGTCATTTGCGCGGCCACCACGGCTCGCACACGCAGCTCCATCGGAACCAGATCGAACCTGCCGATCGGGGGATACTCACCGACCGGCTGGTCGCCGGTCACGAGCCCACCTCGGAGACATCTATCGGGGCATCACTAAAGTCGTAGTCTTCGTGCTCGACGCACACCAGATGTTCGTCAATCTCGGCGGGACTCATGGCGCCGCAGACCTCGCAGCGCTGACAGTCCGGGCACAGCAGCTCGACCGTATGCACGGTAACGAGATTGGGCCTCTCGGGTGTCGGCGTTGGCTCGCTCCGTGTCGTTTCGAACCATCCCAGGCGGTCGCAGACGTATCCCACTGCTTCGTCGTCCTCAAGGCAGGAGTAGTCGCCGTAGTCATCAACGCCAGCGCCGCACGAGGTGCACCCCGCCTGATACAAGGTGACTGGATACAGAGGCGCGAAACGGCTTGGTGCTAAGAATGGTTCGGCTGAACGCCGAGTATCCTCGGCATTCCGCGTGAGGTCTCGCGCCGACGCGCGCAGCGATTCGGGGCTGACGAACACAGGGATAAGCTGCCCGTCCGGGTACATCTCGTTAAGGACTGCCTCTAACTTGTCCGCGAGTTCAAGCACCATGTCGGCAAATGCCTTGGTGGGCTTTTGCATTAGACCGCCTCCATGAGTACGGCGCTGGCCGAATGCCGTGCGTCCCGATCAGTGAAGAAGTCCGTTAGCGCGGCCTCGCTGATCGCCCCGGCGAACAAGTACCAGCCGTTTCGCGGGTCGGTACCGGAGTCTTCGGCAGCTTGGACCCACGCCCGCTGTCGCTCGCGCATCGGCAGCGCTTCGAGTAGTTCGGCGATGTCGGCGCGCAGGGTCACATCGCCAGCCGTCAGGGCGCACGCCTGCTCCGCCTTATCGAATGCGGCCATGGCAGAGTCGAATTCGGGCACAGGGTCGAATGTGAGGCTCACGCGTTCACCCCCACCTGCGCGAACACTCCGGTGACAACGATGGCCATTACAGCGATGAACAGCAGCACCCCGGCGCGATCGCGGTACCGGCCGCGACGGTGCACCCGTAGATCGATGCAGGACGCGGCCACCATGAGTGCCATGCAGATGACGAATTGCGGGTACTGGTGGGCGGATAGCATCACCAGCGCGTAGACAAGGGCTAGCGCGGCGACCGTCCAAAATGCGTGTCGCATGATGGCCGCGCGGACACCGCCGACACGCTGATATCTATCGGGGATACGGTGGGACATGCCAGGTTCTCCTATCCTGGTTGCAGTGGCCCCAGCGGTCCGGGTGTGGATTTTTCTTGGCGGGAAATTGAGCCCGGCCGCTGGGGTATTTCCGTATTCAGTTGTCTTGCGGGCGGATTAGTCTTGTTGACCGTGTCGGTGACACACTCTGCGACGACGCGAATCCCTGGCCGCGTAGTGATTTGGAAGCATTAGCCGTTCGATGTCGCGTAGCTCTCTTCTGCGCTGTTCCACAAGCCTCTCCAGGCTGTTCCGGATGTCCCGATTGGCTCGCGATGGTTGCGTTGCATGGAGTTGTTGAGCCCGCAAGGCTCGCGCCTCGGCCTTCTGCAATGCGAGCTGCGCTCGCCGGTGGCGGCGCTCAAGCCGGTTCGTTGCTGCGTCCACCTCGGCCTGGTAGCGCTCATCGATCGGGTCAGATGTCATCGTGAGTGTTGGGATGCGATGACGTGACTTACGCACCTTGCTCATTTGGCTGACCCCAGGTAGCCCTGGTTCGGCACTCCCTGTGCATATGAGGGGCGGTCGTAGTCAGACCTGTTGCCGTTGATCACCTTGGCCGATGCGCGGCGATGTCTGCGATTGGATCCAAAGGCGGGCATCTGAGCGAGATACTGACCCACGTTTGCCGAACCGACCAAACGAGCCAGGACTTTGTCGATGTCGTTGGGCACAACCTTCGCATCAGGGTTGGCCCTGTAGGCTTCGGCGAAGTAGAGGACAAGCCAGTCGGCTACCTCACGCAGACGCTGATCGCAGTCCCGGCGAGCCTGCTCGGTGTCAGCGCGAGCCTGTCCGATCAGTTCCGCCGCCAACGAATCGGCTCGCTTGATGACATCGCCTCCGAAGCGGGCGGCATTCTCAGCGAGCGCGGCCTCAAGCTCAGCGTTCCGGCACTTAACCCCGTCAATCTCGCTGCGCAACCCGCGAACAATCTCGCTGTCGAGTTGGGCAAGACGATTCGCAGCCTTCGCGCCATACTTCCCCCGACTCACGAGACCATCGCCTTGGAAGCCGGGAAGAACGACCGGATGTCTACGTTGAGATGA